TGATGGCTAATGTTAAAGCGCCTGAAACTACGGTTGCCCAAGACATTATGGCTCCCCAACCCCAGATGCCGCCTCAGATGGGTATGCCTTCACCTGAAATGCCGCCTCAGATGCCCCCACAAGCACCTCAAATGGGTATGCCCTCACCTGAAATGGGTATGCCAGCAATGGCTGATGGTGGTCTTGCTTCGCTGCCGGTACCTGATGATATGTTCCCTGATGAATATGCAGGTGGTGGCGTAGTTGCTTTTGCGGCAGGAGATCTTGTCCAAGACGGTATGTTTTCATTAACCGCGCCTGAAGAAGGGCCGCTAAGTCGTCGTAAACTTGTAGAAAGATTAACTTTGCCAGAGTTGCAAATGTATAACCGAACTGGAAAATTACCAGATCGGCTTCGTGGTGAACTAGGGGGCCATTTTATTGAAGGCACTCCTATATTTGGTAACGTCCCTTTAACTTCTAATACTCCTGAGTTTTTGCAGCCCGCAGCACCTAAAGGCCCAGCCCCTTCAGTTAGCCCTGTTCCTGACGCTGCGCCGCCTACAAAAGATAAAAAATCACCGAGGCAAGATGCTGCGGCACCCGCTACCGGTGGTTCTAAAGTAGGTAGTGGTGGAGATATGCTAGACAGCTATCGCGCTGCATTGATAAAGGGGGGCGTTTCGCCAGACCCGCTTGCAGAAGACCGTAAAGCCTCTGCTGCTGCAAGAGAAGCCTTAGCCAAAGACAGAGAAGAAGCTAAGTATGCCGCGTTGTTACAAGCTGGCCTTGGCATGATGGCTGGTAAATCTCCGTATGCTTTAGAAAATATTGGCAGAGGAGCGCAGGCAGGACTTGCTGAATACTCTCGTTCTAAGAAAGAACTTAAAGACGAAGAGCGCGATCTTGCTAAGATTGACCGAGATATGCGTAGAGCCGAAGAAGCCATGAAGCGTGGTGATGTGGATAGAGCCTACGACTTATATTACAAGGCAAAAACATTAGAAGCTCAGGTAGCATCTGCTAATAAGCCAAGTCAATTTAAAGAGCAGTACGATATATATTCTGCAGATGAAAGAGCTGCTGGGCGTAAACCTTCGTTTGAAGGGTTTAGAAAATCATTAGGCTCGGGTGACGACAACCAAGCACTTAATCGGGTTCGGTATGCTGATGCCGCCTTAGCTAACAGCTTAGACTATATGCGTTTATCTAGAAGTGATAAGCCTGAAGACAAACAAAAAGCAGAGCAGATGCGTAGAGATGTTTATACTAGATACGGAGTTACTTCGGGGGGTGGCGTACCACCTGATATTTCTGACATCCTGAAAAAATATCAATAATGGCTGATCTAAACCAACTTTATGATGCCCTTCGCAAAGCAGATGCTTCTGGAAATGTTGAAGATGCTAAGCGGTTAGCAAGCTACATAAGACAGGTTTCAGGGCAGGTTGAGGAACTAGAACCCCAGCCAACTCAAGACACCGGCTTTTTTGATATGTCGGGCCGTGCTCTTAAACGTGGCTTTAAGCAGACTGGGTCTTTGCTGGGCGATGTGCTTCCTGCTATGGTTGGTAAAGCGGTCGGCGCCGATGAATATGCAGCTCGGCAAATGCAGGAAGCTGCAGAAACACAAGAAGAGATTAGACAAAAATACGCCCCTCGCTATGGGCAGTTGTCTGATGTCAAAGGTATCGGCGACGTTCTTCCGTTTATTGCAGAAACCGCGCTTGAGCAGGTTCCTAACTTAGCTACAGCTATTGTCCCCGGCGTTGGTGGCGCAGTTACAGGGGGTCGTATTGCAGCGCAGCAAGCGTTAAAAACTGCCGGTGCTAGGGAAGTTTCGGAAGAAGCAGCTAAACGATACGCTGCTATGGCGTCTACAAAGGGTGCTCAACGAGGTGGATTGGGCGGTGCTTTCCTTGGTTCGTATGCGCTTAACGCCCCTGAGATTTTCCAAAACATCTACGAAGAAACCAAAGATCCTGAGACTGGTGAAGGGCAGATGGAAATTGGTGCATCGCTCTTGGCTGGTTCGGTTTCGGCTGCGCTTGATTCAATTCTTCCTGCGTATTTAGTTCGGCAGTTCACACCCGGCATGAAGATGGGGCTGGTTGAAAAGGTATTAGAGCGTTCAGGTATGCAGCCCGGATTGGCTCGTGGTGCTGCCGCTGGAGCTATTACAGGCTTTGCAACAGAAGCCCCTACAGAAGCCACGCAGGAAGCTATTAGTATTGCTGCTGAAAAGTTTGTGCAGGAAAACCCTGAGCTTTGGGGCAGTAAAGAATTTAACCGCCTTGTTGAAGCTGGTGTTCGTGGAGGTGTAGGTNNTGCGCCGACTGTGGCTCCTGCTGGTGCGGCTGGCCCTAATGCACTAGATCAGCTAGATGCTGGAGAAATAGAAGAAGTAACACCTGCTGCGCCGACTGAAGTTATAACGCCTGCACAGCCTAAGCCGCCAGAAGAACCAACGGCTACGCCTGAACTTAAAAAGGTTCAATCAGATATTGCTGCAGTGCGGGGAGCCATACGCGACCTTGAAGAACGCGGCACAGATGAAGCTATCCTGACCGACTGGTACGCCGAGAAAGATCGCTTAGAAGCCATAGAACGCGCTATGCGCCGGGGTGAAGCCCCTGAAGGTGGAGTATTACGTGCTGGCCCCGGCATGGGACCAAAGAAGCTTGGGGAGCGCCGCACCTATAAGCTGACCCCGGCTGAGCGTGCTGTAACAGAAGAGGATCTTAAAGCTGCTGGGTTTATGCCCAACGATATTAAGAGGATTATGTTCAATGCCAAGCCAGAAAGTGCTTCGCCACTGGCTAAAGAAACGCTTGGTAGGGTGGCTGACGGGCAGATTTTATTTGGCACCGAGCTACGTGCCGTTACCCCTGAAGATGTTGAAAACGCCCAAACCGAGCAAGAACGTAATCGGCTGGAAGCTGCCCTAGCTAGGGTATCGCAAAAGCGGTTATTTGCCCCTACGCAACAGCAACTAGGGCTTGACCTTGAGGCCGCCGAAGAAGGCGTATCCCGCGACTTTGCATCCCCTATTGACCTAAGCCAGCAAGAGTTTGAGCTTACGGCCCCAGAAGGCGTGGCCCCTGCTGAGGTTCAGATTGAGACAGAGGAAGGCCCACCTGCGGCACCGATGAATTTGGTTGATAAAACCACAGACCGGCTTGAAACTTTACTTAATAACCTGCAGCCTTCAGTTCAGGCCGAGCAAGGGGTAAGAAACTTTGGCGCTGCAATAACCAATTTTATTGATGAAGTTAGGCAGTATCTAGACACAGCCAACCCAGAACAGCGCAAAGAAAACCTAGGCGCCATAAACGAATTCTTTAACCGGCTTGGCCTTACAAGCGACCAACAGTTAGCGCAGGGGATCGTAGCTGATCTAAAAGGTAAAAACGCTGCAGATCAAGCCCAAATCATAGCTTCCCGTACCCGGATGCCCAATATCACAACGCCGACTGGGTTGAGCGAGCTACGCAACATGTTCCAAGATTTTATGGAGCAACAGAATATTGCAAAACTTGGGGAGTTTCCCGGTACGGCTGCTGTGCGTTCTTTTGCTAACGATATTTATGTACCTGCCCAAGTAGCAAACCTTTTACGCCAAATACGTGGTAAATCTGAAAAGTTCATGACGCCCGAAGAAAAGGCGTTTATGGCGTACATGAGCAAGTGGAAGTATGGCTTAGCAATGCGCTCGGCTGCCTACGACATTGCAAACGGAGTCCCAATGGGGGATATGTTCTCCGGGCAGGGTGCAAAAGCAGGCGCGTTATTCCAGAAGTTTGTGGAAGAAAACTTCCCAGCCCAGATATTTACTGCTTTTAACGAAACAATTGCAGAGTACAAAAACGCCCAAAAGCAGGCAGCAATTGCCGCAGAAAGAATCCAAACTCGCCAGAACCAACGTAAAGCCTATATGCAGCAGTTGGCTAGTGAGATGGCAGAAGCCGATGCCGAAATGCGTCGGCAGAAAAAGCTTGAAGAAAAGCGCCGTAGCGCAGAAGCATTGGCAGGTAAAGAAACAGAGCGGATGGAAGACATCAGGAAGTCGCTGTTCCGTGCAACTAGCCCTGCTAATAACTTTATCCCCATGCACCCTGCCATTGAGCAGCAGCTTGCCGACGGCGACATTGATGGCGCTTTATCGTTAATTGAGCAGTTCCCCGGAGCAGCTTACTGGAAGCTTTTAGCTAGGCGCATCCGTAAATTAAATCTGGATACGACTTCTCAGTTTGATGCACAAGATCGCTTGATGCGATTCGATTTAGCAAAGATAAAAGCAAGTGTAGATTCTTTAGTTGAAAATATTAGGGACGCATACCCAGATATTTTTGCTACCAATATTGAACCCGCTATTAACGAGTATGGCGAAATTGACGTGCGGACGTTTGCTAAAGGACTTAAGGATATTAAAGACGGTAACTTATTAGGTGAAAACTTTAGTAAATCTTCGCAGTTAGACTGGATTTTAGATCGGTACGAAAAGGCTGTGCTTTCTATAGATGCACCCGGCTTCTATATGTTTGATACCGATACAGACGTAATAAATCTTAACCGTAATGCGGGTGGCAATTCCTATTACGCATTTTTCCATGAATTGATACATGCTGCTACAGCAAATGCTATTAGGAATCCAACACAATTAAACCCTGCGCAAAAACAAGCGCTTGATAATCTAAACGATTTGTACGCCTACGCAAGAGAAAATTACCCTGTTCTTGATAGCTACGGGTTTACCAGCCTCGATGAATTTATTGCAGAGGCGTTTTCCAACTCTGAGTTTCAGTCTTTGCTGCGTACGTTAAAGTATCAAAACAGCGACTCTTCTTTGTGGTCAAAGTTTATTGATTATGTACGCCGTCTTTTGGGTGGGAAAGACACAGTTTTATTTGGTACGTTAGCAAACGCTGACATTCTTATGTCGGCTGCTACCAATCGTGGTACGAAGAACCCATTAGATATAACGCTAAATGCGGGTGCTGCACCAAGAAGAAGGCCAAAGAGCACAACGGCAGGTACGTTCAGGCCGTCTCCGCTACCATCGGATATGCGTGGGCCACAAGAATGGCTTAACAGCGTTCTTTCTAGCCGCCCTAGTTGGAGTTCAGCCAAAGGCAAAATTGGTGGGTTCTTAGAAAATCTTGACGACACAGTGCGTAAGCACTATTTGGGTGCGTTTACTTTACGGCAGCTTCAAGACCTAATTGGTGGACGCCTTGGGGATGCTGCACAAAACTTTATCAACGCTATTGAAAGCATGCTGGAAGATCGTAATGCTATCTTGGATAAAGTATCAAAGATACAAACTCGGTGGGCTAAATTCCAAGACCAAAACCCAGATCAAAATAAAGCTCTTAGTTTGCTAATGATAGATACCACACTGGCAGCTTATGACCCTGCTATTACGACCAGAGGTAATCCAGACTTAGATGCTCGCTGGAACGCACTTAGCCCGGAGGCTAAAGAAATTTATAAGGAAGTAAGAGACTTCTACAAAGAGCGTATTAACGAATACCGCAACACAATGATGCGTAACGTTGAGTTGTCAATGGTTGCGCAAAACAAAACACCACAAGAAATCAGAGTTGTCTTAAATAGATTACAGCAAAAGTTTTCAGAAAACACGATAGAGCCTTATTTCCCGCTAAAACGTTTTGGTAGGTTCTGGTTTCAAATAGGGACAAACCCCGGTGAAACCCGTGAGTTCTATATGTTTGATAGCGCAGAAGCACGTAATACCTTTGCTAAAGAAGAAATTCAAAGGCTACAGGCTGCTAACGATACTCGGGGTGTAGACGCTGGGCAAAACCTTAAAGACTTTGCTTCTAAGAATTTGCAAGATCTTCAGATGTTAAACGAGATTGAGCAGATTATTGATGAGACTGGCGCTAACGACCCAGCTATGTCAAATGCTGCTTTGCGAGACGCGCTTAAGGACAACCTAGAGCAACTGTATTATTTAACATTGCCAGATCGTAGTGTCCGTAAAAGCTTTATCAACCGTAAACAGATTTCTGGTGCAAGCCAAGATATGCTACGGGCGTTCGTGGACTCTTCTTTCCACATGGCATATCAGCAATCTCGGTTTAAGTATGCCCGGAGTATGTTTGAACAACTGCGTGCCGCTGAAGCATTGCGTAAATCCAAACCTCTTGAGCTGCAGCGTGAAAAAACAATAGACGAAGATTACATTGCGGAGCTTTCACGTAGGCTCGAATACGTGATGAATCCAACTGATACTGGCACTCTGCCGTCACTGTTATCAAACGTATCATTTTTGTGGTACTTAACCGCACCCGCGTCGGCCTTGGTAAACATGTTAGGCGTCCCTGCCATTGGATTCCCTGTTCTTTCTGCAAGATTTGGTAAAACTAAAGCTGCCGGAACTATTCTTGGGTACTCTAAGAAGTTTATGCGTACAGGGTTTAAAGACGCCGACGGTAACTTTGCAATGCCTTCTGTCGGTCGCGGTGATTTAGATGCGCGGGAACAAGCTGCTTACGATACTTTTGTTGCTAGCGGGCTGATTGATATTACCCAATCTCATGACTTGGCTGGGGTTGCTGAAGCCCCATCTAACCTTTACTCAGGTCGCATGAACACCATCATGAAGGGTGCTAGTGCGATGTTTCACCACGCCGAGCGCTTTAACCGCGAAGTAATCGCCATGAGCGCTTATAAGATGGCTTATGACAGAGCTATTGCTGCAGGTGATCCGCCCTTTGTAGCGTTTAATAAAGCAGTTGCGCAAGCTAAAGATTTAACCTACCGGGCGATGTTTGATTATTCCACGCTGAATAAGCCTCGGTATTTGCAGGGTGCTTACGCCAAAGTGATACTGCAGTTTAAGCAGTTCCCCCAGCAGATGACTTACTTGCTAGCAAGAAGTGGTTTTGAATGGTTTGATAATCTTACTGAAGATCAAATCGCCACAATTCGTGAAAACATAATGCGCGAACGCACTCGGTACGGTCAGGGTGCTTTATCCGAAGCCGAGCTAAATGCTGCAGTGCAAAATGAAATAGCGCAGCTTAAGAAAGAGGGGCGTGATCGTTTAATGGGCACCCTTGGTATGACGTTCCTTGTTGCTGGTGCTACAGGTATGCCGCTATTTTCGGTCGGATCCGCTGTCATAGAATCACTGTACGCAGCCTTTAGCGACGATGACGAGCCTCCCCTTAATTTTGAAAATTGGTTTAAGAATTGGATGGCTCAAACCTTCGGCGACTTCTGGGGTGACTCTATCTCACGCGGCCTTGTTACCCAAGCTACGGGTATGAATATTGCGGACAGGATGAGTTTAAATGACCTGTGGTTCAGAGACGCGCGTAAGAGCCAAGACGAGGTTACAGCATTCCAAAATATGATTATTAACCTGCTTGGGCCGACTGCAGCACTTGGTATTAGCGGCGCTGAAGCCGTTAAGTTATTCAACGATGGGCAATATTATCGAGGCACAGAAAAGATCATGCCTGCGGTGCTAAGACAGCCTATGGTAGGTATGCGATACGCCACAGAAGGTGCTCTTACCCTTAAAGGAGACGAGCTGGTATCTGATATATCTGCCAAAGATGCTCTATCTCAGTCTATTGGCTTCTCACCGGAGCGGGTTGCACAGCGCCAAAAAGCTAATATAGAAAAGAAATCGGCTGAGCAAGACATTATTAACAAACGCCAAGATCTATTAAACGCTTTCTTTATGGGTTTTGATACAAACGATAATGACCTTACCGATAGAGTTCTAGATAAGATTGATCGGTTTAACAGTATGTATCCTTCTTACCCCATTACGGGGCAGACCATAACGCGTTCTATTAAGACTAGGTACCGTGCTAGAGCTTTGGCTGAGATGTCAGGTGGGGTGCCGATCAATAAAAACTTAATGGATACCCTTGAAGAGATGGGCTACTACGGAGAGTGAAAAAGACCCCCGCACTGGGCGGGGGAAAAGGTTGAATGCTCAACCACCAAGAGGGGAAAACGACAGCGTAAGGAGACTGTCAGGGCGGAGTTTACTACCTAAGCCTCCATACTCGCAAGCCCTTAACCCCGTTCTCTATCACAGCCTTCATTTCTACAGAATAGCGTAGCCTTTTTGCAACTTTAGCAACTGCTTTTTTAGCTTCATCGGTATCCAAACAGGGGATAAAGAACGTCCTCCCCGGTTTAAATTTAGCCCAATCTACTTCAAAACTAATCCCGTGTATCAGCATGTTGCTGTGGTTTTAAGGCTTCCACGTACTCGTCGGTGTTAATGAAGTCGCCCTTGGAACAATCAAACATGAAGGCATCTGTAGGTAATCCTTCGATCTGGGTGCCCTTAGCCATGCGCTTCTTAACCGTTTTCTCATAGATACCGTCGGCTTCCAAAGCCTTCAATGCCTCCTTCAACGTAATTCTGTTGTCGGTGCAGAACTTGCGCAGGTGCTTGGCACTAATAAATAGCTTCTTGGTATCAGGCTCAATCCTGACAAGTAAATCGTATCTGGGTTCCACAATCGGTAGTTGGGATAAACCCGTACGGTTATCACTGGCGTCGTTAATTACAAGGATGCTGCTTCGGTGCTCGTTTAAGAACTCACCAATAACGCTAGCTTGGTTGGTTGCAGGCGGTTTAATCTCCTTACGCATTTGCGAGAACTCTTTAATCATCCATTCAAACACGCGTTTGATGTCTATATCAATAAGCCCAAGCCTTCTGGCGATCATAGCTCCTGCAATGTTACAAGCTGCAACGCCCGACCAAAACCGCTCACGCCCACTAAATTTAATCTTGCGATCTATGACAAGCTGTATTTGCTTAACCATATCTATAGCTTCTTCAAGGTTGGCAACCAGCCATTGCAGGTAAATGCGCCCCGCCTGCCCGTAGTTTAAGAACATCTTCGGGAATATCTCGTCGGCTTCTTCTTTAGACATAAGCGTAGTAACCGGGATCTGGTACTCAATTAACCGCATCAGCTCACCATCTGGGGTAGCCGTCATCGCGCCGATTTTGTCGTAGAAGGAAGCGTTTGATGTGCAGATGCACAATAGACCCCACTTAGAATTGTTGATCCGCTCTTCGTTTGCCTGTGATTTAAGGCGTCCACGGGCACGGCCTTGCGATACCGCATACAAGAAGTCAGAGAAGTCGTTGGCTTCCATTTTGGTAACTTCATCGCAGCTAATTGGTAGATGGTTCATGATACCCATGCGGTTTAGCTTCATATTCATGGTATCCCGCCAGATCAACATTTGCTCGTCTGGGTGCCCATAAACGCTATGTACCATCTGCGCTATGGTAGTTTTGCCTGTACCGGAAGCGTTGTTAATCAGGTTAATGACGGCACCCTTCAGGTTTAAATGCTTAAGCAGGGGGGAACCAAAAGCCGTAAAGAACCCAAACGCATGCGGCTCAAAGCCTTCTCGGTTGTATACGTTGGCTACTTCCTTCCATTCTTCCAGACTACCCATAGGCTGCATATGCTCTGAAAGCGTGATTGTTGCCGACGACGGAGGGCTGTAGCGAATGCCCTCGGCGGTAATCTCTTGGTCGCCAACAATGAATTTCCTGTCTTTGTCAGTCCATCCGTATTGCATCCTCATTACCTCTAATTCTGTTTTAAATTGAAGTTCGTTAACAAACTTAATCATGTACTGCGAAATGGCATCGACTTGCTTCTGCGTACCCACCACGCCATACCACCCCAGCCTTTCCTTAATACGCTCTTTTGACATAAGGTCGGTAACTGGTAAGGCAAATTCTTTTATTCCATCTCGGGGCAGGTGTAACCTAATCCAAGCAACTTCACCCCTTTGCGGGTCGTGCATCCGCTTAACGATATACAAATCGTGGGCGTAAACTAAGTCTGGATCTTCGCCGTCTCCGTTAGAACGATATACCCCACCGTTCTTCCCACGGAAATAGGGGAACGGGTACTCTGGAATAGTGATCTTGGTCGGTGGCAGCTCAGGTGTTTCTTGTGCTACTTCAACTACGTTATCTTCAGCCGCAGCCTTAACAATCTTCTTACCCAACTGAATCGGCCCAGCAATCTTGCCTTTATGCTGGCATCCATCACACCCACCGGGGTTGTACTTCTCAAACGTAGAGCAGCGCTGGGGGCCACCGGTATCCATAGCTTTACGCACAGTTTCAGATGGGCTGTAATCTGGGTGCCCCTCAGAAATCTTGTGGACTGCTTCATCCCTATCTTCGCAAGCCCACGCCACCGACAACCCTGCACGCCACAAGTTGTAGTCAACCGTGTCTTGTTCCGTAGCAATCTTAGCTATCTGTGCACAGCCAACGCCCTTAATGGTCTTGGAAATAATTATCTTGAACCATTTTTCTTCATTGTTAGCTAAAGCCTTCGTCAGCTCATTTACCTGATGCTTTGGGATATTAAACTCAGGTGGGGCCACCAACACACCAAGCCGACTCTTAATCGTTTCGTAGTCTACTTCGGTAGACATAGCCATAATAGATACTGGCTTTGGTGGGTCATCTTTAAAGTTAAGCGTCTCCGGTACACGCAGTATTGATGCAGTATCAGACGTACGGGCAGGGTCGGCGTTGAACTCGTACTCTTCGCACAAATACTTTAAGCGATCTGCTACTGGCTTCCACTGCTCTGGAGTAATAGATTGTTTCAGCCGCCAGTACACATGCAACCCACGCCCAGAGTTAACCACGGTGGGTCTAGGTAGGTTTACGGTTTTGCAAAACTGTTGCAGTGCGGTAAGGCCAGCCGCCTGATCTGGGTAGTCTTTACCTTCACCACAATCAATATCTAACCAAAACGCCTTTATGTATTTGGCGTTACCCTGAGTGCGCGTTGTATTTGTTTCGTATTTAGAACAAGCAAAGTACGTATCGTATTCTTGCTCTAATAGCCGTGCAATTTCCTGCTCCGCAGCTTCCAATGTTTCATGGAATGTCTGCTTAGGTGTTCCCCCTTTTTTCAACCCTACGATGCAATACCACCCCTCGGATGGAAGCACCGCTTCTAATAATTCTGTGGTAGCCATGCCTAATCCAAGCGGAGTTTATTTTTAAGTTTTTTAACCACATCCTCAATCTTCTCAATCTGTTTCTTGCGAGGCAGCTCCTGCCCTTTGAACCATTTGTAAATGGTCATTCGGCTTACACCAAAGAACTGCGCCACATCGTAGACCGGAATTTCTTGGGCGATACACAACCTCCCCAGCATTACACCGGGGTTGGTTGTGCTGGCTTCCTTATTAGCCCGAACAATGCGGGATGAATACCCTCTGGAATCCATGCTTACTCATCGTCCGTTGCCCAGCCTGACATAACAGCGGCAAGGTCTTGCTTTGCAGGTGCAGGCTCCGCCGATTTCTTAGTAGCTTTCTTTACAGGCTCAGCTACGTCGTCAGCCTTGGGTGCTTCAGCTTTTACCGGCGCAGCAATAGCTTTGGGTTTAGTGTCGGCCTGTGCAGCAGTTTGAATAACTGCAGACTTTGCTTCAGGGGTATTGCCTTGCATCTTGGCAGTTTCCCATTGCTCCTTGTTCAAGAACCCAATCGGCTTAAACGTTAGCTTAGGATTGTCGCTATCCGAATCAAACTTCATTTCGGTAACAATCATGTTGATGTTATAGCCCTGTGAAGCTACGTACTTAGCGTATTGTTCAAACGGCATCTTGTCGAGGTCGCCCTTACCAAAGTAAGACTTAGAAGGTAGGATCAACTGATAGACAGAACCTTTGATGTCGTCAGCAAGCACTACTGCTAAGCGCTTCTCGTACCGGCAAGCACGGCTGTCGCCCTGTCCTGAACCCTTAATGTTCTGTGGGCAACCTTCGCAGTTAGCGTGCTGTGCATTTTCAATACTTGCATCAGGTGTAATGCCATCATTAGACCAGCAATCAGGCGGGGCCGACTCACCAGCCACATAGGAACCAGCATAGAACTTACGAGCTACGTGCTTGGTACCGTTTACGATAACTACATTCATCGCACGGCTTTCGTTCTTGGCAATCTCTTCACCGTTAACCATCATGCGGAATACTGAACCGCGAATGGAAATACGCTTCATACCGCCAGCGCCGCCAAGCGACTTGGTCAACTCATCAACGCCAACTTCTTTGATGTAGTCGGGTACTGCCTGTTGAAACAAACTAATTTCGTTACTCATCATTTTCTCCTAATGGTGATTTGATACTCACGATCCCGTTGAAGCCCTGCGGGATGCAAATCAGGGTTTTCTTCTAAAAACTGTTTCATATTGGTCTGATGGATTCGGCGCTCTAATAACTCTAGCGCTTCATTTTCCCGCATAAACTTATGAAACGATTCCCAGTCGTTAGTCCAGTAGCGCTCTTTAAGCGTACGGTATGCAGTGCCATACGGAGTACGGAAACTATCGGCACCGGTTTCTTTGCAGATATTTAGCAACTCAGAGTTTATAACTTTCATCTGCTCTTCTATTGCTTGAATCTGGTTTTCCATCTCTCGCTTAATACGGTCGCGCTCATCCCGCATCTTAATAAAGACGGCGACGAGTTTATCTACGGAAACATCCATATATTGATCCTCTTGGTTGAACTCTCGGGTCTTTGCCCGATGTATTGATAATACTACTACAACTATACTGTGTCAAGAACTAATTTCGTTTTTGTACAAATCAACAAGCTGGGTGTGTCTATCAATTTTTCCTGCAAGCATCTTATAGAGCTTATCCTCTACGGGACTTCCCGCTATGTGCACGACGGTCATGGGGTTCTTCTGCCCTTGTCTGTGTATGCGTGCATTAGCTTGCAGATACGTCTCTATAGATGTCACTGGAGCGTACCAGATAATTACATTGGCAGCAGTTAGGGTAACTCCGTGGGACGCAGCCTGTGGTTGTATCAGCAGAACTTTTGGGTCGGCGTCTTCCTGAAACTTTTTAAAGATTTCAGTGCGTTTGTTAACACTCACTTGCCCATTGATAACTTCGCATGAAACGCCGTTTTTTGTAAGGTACGCTCTTAGCAATTCTATAGTATGGGTGAAGGGGACAAACACCAGCACCTTATGTGATGCTTCATCAATTACTTCTTGCACCACGCTGAGACGGTTTGAAACATCAAACTCAATGGTGTTCCCTGCATCTGTATAAACAGCGCCACCAGAAATCTGGAGTAATTTAGTAAGGTTTGTTGCTGCATTAACTGACGACACCTCTTCACCAGCAGCCGTCATCAACATGTCATCCTTGAGAAGCTTGTAATACTTTTCTTGCTGCGGAGTTAAAGGTGCATGTCGGGCGGTGTAAGTAATTTCAGGTAGGTCAATACACTGATCTTTGGTAAACCGTATTGCTGGTTGCAGTGCAGCATAAACAATTTGCTGCGCGTTTGGTTTGGGTATCCATTTGAACCGACTAATGTTCACCATAACCGTATCCCTGAACGCCCCAAAGAAGCGAGGTACTGTGTTGGGTACATTCATTTTTGCAAGGCCGTAGGCATCCGTAGGGGACTGCGCGGCAGGAGTTCCTGTCATCATCCACATCCAAGTCTTGTCGTTGACAAGCGACTTCAGGGTTTTCCATCGTTTGGTGTTTACGTTCTTGTAGGCATTGGCTTCATCCACAATGATGAGATCGAATGTACCGTCCTTAACAATGTCCTCGGCTACGGTTTCAACGCCGTCGTAGTTGATAACAATAAACTCGGCTTGGCTATTGATTATGGCTTTTCTCTTTCCCCTAGAACCATGCGCGATCCCAACATGGCGGTGCACTGCACATTTAAAAAGATCAGATTGCCAAGAAGCCTGCATGATTGAAAGCGGGCATATGATAAGCACCCGCCTAACTAACCCTTGGGTCATTAAGTAATCTGCTGCCCAAATAGCTGCTGCGGTCTTACCTGTCCCCTGCTCGTTAAAACAGAACGCCCTTTTGTGGAGCGTGAAAAAAGAAGCCGTGTCTTTCTGGTGCGACATCGGGGGATACACGCCGGGCCACACATAATCTCTGACAATTGGGGACGGCACATTCTTTAAGTTTAGCGTGCGCAAAAGCTGAGCTTCTGCAAGCCCCCAGTTAACCGCTACCTCACTTACTTCTCCCTCTTTTTGTACAACTCTGCTTTTTGTAATTGTCTGTGTAATTCTGCTAGGAAATTTGGTTCGTACCAGAAGAACTTTGTTATTTATTACTTGCATTCTTTTTTACTGTCCCGTCAGAGTTGCGTTGGAAAGATCTGTTTTTACTCGGCTTGGTTAAACGTAAATTGGATTTAGCGTTGGTGCCACCTTTGCTAAGCGGTTTAATGTGGTCTATGTCTTTACCAGCGCGGTCTACACCGTCTTTATCCATGTGATACCGAGCACGCTCACGGGCGGCACGGGCTGGTTTCTCATCGCGTTCTTTTTGCTGCTTCCATTCTTTTTTGTAGGGGCGTGGCTTATTAACGTAGGGCATGGCAACCTCCTGTAAAAGTTAGCCTGATTTTACCTTGTAGAAGTCATGTTTGCCTACCCTTACCGCCTCAACCTTATCCTGTGCAACAAGCTCGTCTAAGATCTTATAGGTCTTGCTTTGGCTAATGATGAACTTCTTAGCCAGCGTACCGGGGGTGACTGGGGTTTTGTGTTCAATTAAATAAGCTAGAACTTTATCCGTGGTGTCCATATCAATCTTTAATTTTGTACATTTTTACTTTTTTAACTGGGTGTACTTTCATAGACAAAAACCCCTTCTTATAAAACACAAGTATGTAGTGCTTAACAGTGCTGTGGTTTAACTTTAATCTTTTAGCTATAGCCAAAGGAGTTGCATAGTTAATCTGTCGGCATAGCCCTTCCCAAAGTTGGTCCTCTATCAGCATTACTTAAACTCTCTCCCTTGGTTTTCTAACTCAATAAGTTTATCTAGGTAGTGCCGTGCTTTCTCAAGGTCTTGCACACCACCCTTGTCCTTCCAACGGCTAACATACTTAATAATATTCCCTTCAAAATACCCGATACCATTGGCAGCTATGAAATCCCAAGGCTGGATTGGTTTGCCTTTGTAGTGATCCCCTGCTACCTGCTTATCATTTGCGCCCATTAAATACCTCCTTTGATTTTCCTTTTTATTTTTTCCCACATTTCGCCCACCCAAAACTTAAATCGTGTCCAGTCCACGGAGTCTGCCCCAGCAAGAATAATAACTGCGCAAATTGCGCCAAACAAAGTCGATAAAATAAAGCACTGCATCATTGTTTCCTTATTGTTTAGGGTTAAATTGTGCAACGAATGTAATACGGTAAACCTTGGCAGCGTTGGTTACTAGTCCCGTGCAATGCGGGATACTGCCATCAAACAAAATCAACCTTC